GGTATAAGCGCCTTTCAAGGAATGCTAGATCTTTTCCCTAATGGTTCATTTGCTGCAAGTCCTAGAAGGCTAAAGGCAAATTACGCTGACGATTCCACAGTAGTAAGAAGAGATAATTCAGACCAGTTAGGAATAGGATTTGCAGCAAATGAACTTAATGAAACTGCATTAGTAACATTTACAGGTAGTGGTGACGGGTTCAGTGTAGAATTTAAAGACCAAACAGGGAACAGTAGAGACTTTTCGCAAGGTTCAGCGGCTTCACAACCGAAAATAGTTAATAATGGTTCTGTTATACTTGCCAATGGAAAGCCTACTTTATCGTATGATGGTTCTAATGACCATTTACGCCGATCTGCTGCTAATTTTGTTACACCTACAGATAAACTTCAGGTTTCTGTAGTTGCAAAAAATGCTAAATCTAATATTGGAGGTAATGAGTATATCATGGGGCAATACGGCTCAGGTCAAGATGAAAGAAGTTGGGCAATATTAATAGGGAGTGACAATAAAATTCAAGTTAATTTTGGAAATCCTGCAAATGGACAATTTCAAGGGGCCTATAAATCTAATGATGCAATTACAACAGAAAATTTACAATCAATAGGATTTACCTATGATTCAGGCACAGTTGTAATCTATGTCAACGGTTCTGTGTTAGCTGGTTTTCTAGCTGTAAGCCCAATACCTTCTACATTATTCAATTCTAGTGCAGACGTAACGATAGGGAGTGTACTAAGCAACAATGTAGCTGTTGCATTATGGGACGGTCAAATCTCAGAAATTTATGTGGCTGATAATTTAGACGATGATATTGTTGATATTCAAATTAACCAAGGAACATATTTCGGACTACCATTCCCGACTTATTTGTTGGCAAACGATGGATTCCTATTGCAAGAAAACGGAGATAAAATAATTATATAAATAAAAGAAAATGGCAGATAAGACGGTACCACAATTAGACGCAGTAATAATAGCAGCAGCAGCAGATGTAATACCAATATCTGTAGACGGAGTTCTTAAGAAAATAGGAGCACAAGACTTAAAAACAGAAGGTGTAAGACTAGCAAAACACAATGTCATAATAGCATCAACAACACAGACAATTAACCTTAGTACGGTTATGAGTGTTAATGTTATTAGAGTGCCTAATCCCGGTATTACGTTAACATTACAGTTTCCAACTTCGCCCGTAGAAAATCAAGTTGTGCAATTCACAACTCTTGATAATACAGTTACTCTGATTGTAGGAACAGGAGGTTCTTTTTCTGTAGTTCCAACTTTTGCAGGAGCACCAACCGCAGGCTTTACAATAACTTATGCCTATCATAATGAAGATGGCGAGGACGAATGGATAAAAATAGGAGGATAATGTACTACAAAGCAACAAAGAAGGCTTGTGAAGATTATAATAAGTTAGTGACAATAGGAGAAAATTATCAACTATTAACTAATGAATGGGCTTCTATAATCAAAAATTATAATGGAATTGATTTTGCAATACTTAAGCATGAAAACTATCAAAGCGATATGCAGACCATAGATGAAATACCAGATAACTGGGGTAATAATTCAGAGATATGATTAACAATCACAAAGACATAACAAAGCCTTACTACGTGGCTAAGAATGCGGAAAACACTGTATTTCATTATGGAAAAATAACAGAAGGTCAAGTGTTCAGCACTGCAATGCCGATAAAGGCGTATGTACAGAAACAATCAATGATTAATTTCATAGAAAGGAACGGTGGCGAATACATAGATTTAGAATTATGAGCATATTTTCAGACAACTTTGGAATTATACTATCATCTACATTAGGAGCTATCGGTACTTTCTTTGGTTTTTTTCGTGGGAAAAAAGTTAGAGAGTCAAACGCTAACATTGAGATCGGCAAGGCTTATGAGCTTATGGCAAAGCAAAATAACTCCTTCATTGAGAGCATGACCGAGAAAATGAACCATCAAACAAAGGAGATACAAGAGTTAAAAATTGAGGTTACAGCGTTAAGAGAAGAAAATAAACTACTTTTAGGTCAACTTAAAAAATATAGAAAATGAAACTACTACTAGACCGCTATGCACCAGAGCCAAAACAGACTATTGGAAACTTTTTTTTACTACAAGATAATGATACCGTTATACGCCGTTGGGATTCACTAGAGCTTCCTTGGTTAAATAATCAAAGACGTATTTGATGTATTCCTACAGGATTTCACAAAGCAAGAAAGCACAACTCACCAAGATTTGGTTCTTGTCTTTGGTTGCAAGACGTGCCAAACCGATCAGAAATATTAGTACATAAGCTAAACTTTTTTAAAGACACTCTAGGTTGTATAGGAATAGGTAGATTTCTAAAAGACTTAAACAATGACGGCTTAATGGATATAACCGACAGCGGAAAGTCTATGGAAGAACTATTGAGCTATCTTAAGGATATAGACGGCATTATGATTGAAATAAGATAATATTTGTCCTCTACCTTTGGTTTGGGATTTTCAAAGGCTTTAAACGTTGAGCCAGCTAATCAACGTTTTTTTTAATTTAACTAAAAAACAAAACATGAGTTTGAAATCACAAGAAATATTAGTAACACAGCCAAGTAGAAACGTAACAATACTAAACCTTCCTGCTGGGGTAAAGAAAGTAAAATACTTATTAATTAGTGATCTACATTGGGATAATCCAAAATGTGATAGAGTTCTTCTTAAGGAGCACCTAGATCAAGCTCTTAAAGAAAATGTAAAGGTATTCATTAACGGTGACTTGTTTTGTCTTATGCAAGGTAAGGGCGATCCTAGACACTCTAAGGACGAAATATTGCCAGAACATACAAACGCAAGGTATCTTGATAGTATCGTCAAAACAGGGGCTGAATGGTTTGCTCCTTACGCTGAAATTATAGAAATGGTTGGCTATGGTAATCATGAAACATCCGTTATTAGGCATCAAGAAACTGACATATTAGAAAGGTTTGTTGAGCGTATTAATACTATTGCCAACCCAAAAAGCAAAGTAAACTTAGGGGGTTACGGCGGGTGGATTGTAACTAGATTTCATCAGAAATTAAACACAGGAAAAAAAGCAGCTTCTTACAGACATACTATCAAATACCATCATGGTTATGGTGGAGGTGGGCCAGTAACTAAGGGTACAATACAGCATCAAAGAGAAGCTACAAAAATACAAGGTGCTGATGTTGTTTGGATGGGACACGTACACGAAGACTACGAGTTGACCTACTCTTATGAATACCTAGACAACCTTGGGAACATTAACCACAAAGACATGCTAATGCTTAGAACACCGTCATACAAAGAAGAGTATCAAGACGGATTTGGTGGCTTTCATGTAGAGCGTGGAAGACCAATAAAGCCTTTAGGGGGTCGATGGCTGGAACTTAGCTTAGAGACAGAATCTAAAACTAGAGCTAGATATATTAGACAATACACCTATAAAACTAAGCAGTAATTAAAATATTAGTGTATATTTGTAGAGAAGCCTAACAAATTTTTATTCATTTTACTAGGTATAAGGTGAATACTTATCTAAATCCAGAAGCGTCAACTTCTGGATTTTTTTGTATGTTTACATTATGAAAGCAACACACGCCATTTTAATCTTATTTCTACTGATAGGATGCAAAGCAAAAGAAACAACAGTAGAACGCACAAAAACAAGCGACACTCTTGTAACTAAGTCCTTTGAGTATGTAAGTAAACCTATAGAAACAAAATACACCTTTTCAATAGAATGTGATAGCCTTGGAAATGTAAAAGAAATACAAACCTTTGAATCATCTGGCCTTAATTCTGCAAGTGTAAAACTACAAGATAATCGGTTAGACCTTAGACTAATTACAGGTATGAGTCAAAGTAAAGTAGATACTATCTATAAGACAAAGTATAAAGATGTACTGAAAACTAGCGATGTAGTAAAATACAAAACCCCTTTATGGATGTGGATTACAATTATCTTACAAACTTTAGTTATCATTTTACTATTGCGATTCAAATAAAGTACTATATTAGCATCTCATAGTTTTAGTTTTATTTTAGTTTCCCTCTAGCAGATATGTTAGGGGGTTTTTTTATGCCTTATTTATAAAGTTTAACATTTAAGACGTTTGTATATCTGTTTATTATAACTATATTTGTTTATAATTAAAACCTTAAATATTATGGAATTTAAAATATTAACTGGAAAAGCTAATGAAGTTGAAGAGCAGTTACACACCTTAGGAATGTCTAATTACATTACAATACAAGGTATAAGCTCAAATAAAAATACAATTGTTGTAATTGTTGAATTACAAAAAATGTAAAAACTATGAAAATAAATAAACTTTTAAGAATATTATCATTTACAAATATGTGCTTATGTTTATGTGTATTAAGCTTCAGTGATAGCAAAGGCGAAACTATAATGTACAGTGCTTTATCTGTAGTTCATCTTATTATATATATAATTGTAAGTAAAAAAAACAAATAAATTATGCAAATAATAGATCAAGCAATAGCATCAGAATTAAATGTAAGTGTAGAAGAATACATTGAGAAAATAGAAAGAACATCTTACAAGAATGCCGATATTATAATATTTAATATTCTTAGCGATAATCCATTATTAAATCAAAAAGCAAAAGATTTATTTAACTTAATAAAATAAAACCTATGAACTTCATCAAAGAACTACAAACCGTATTACTACTAGGTCTTAAAACCAACGTAGACGCAGAATCAATTAACCTAGAAAACAAGCTTAAGGGAGACCCTAAGAGCATAACACTTAAGGAGCTAAGACAAATATTTTATCATGCAGGAATTAAGTCGGTAACTATTGGAAACACAACTATAAATATATAAGCTATGGGAGTCTACGAAGCGATAAGAGCTGGAAACGGTGTTATAGGTTTTTTAAATGCAAACGAAAGTAAAATAGACATCGGCAAACCTATAAACAAAAGTAATAAACAACATCAGATTCACTTAAATAATATAATTATTAAGTTTGGCGAAGAAAATAATATTAAGATGTTAAGAAACAACTCATCAAAGTACAAAGGTAATTTTTCTCCATTTTTTACAAACTGCATAGATGTTCAAAATAATTGGAGATTATTTACAAATTGGATTTTTAAAAACTATAACCCTAACAAATAAAAACTATGGAATTAAGACAGCAAAAACAGATTTATTTATTCTTCATTTTAGAATCATGGTTAACTACAGAAGTTAAATATACAGATTCTTCAAAAGAATATATACCAAAATTGAAAAAACGATATTCTGAAAACTTTAAAAATATAACTGATATGACTTATGATTCTGATATAAGTTATGAACAATTTACTTCTAACATTCAAACTATATTATCATGAAAACTAAAACAAAAGAAATCGTAATTAAATTCATAGACTACAAGGAGACTTATCTAGATAAAGATAAGAAACACTATTGCTATGAGATAGAAACAAATGAGCCTTTAGACTCAAAAGCCATAGATAGTGTAATAACACAAACAACAAATCTTCCTACATCATTTACGGAATTTATGGAAGAGAACAATCTAAGCCAAGAGCAAACACTAGAAATCTTAAACAACTACAAAAAACAATAACATGGAAGTAATAAGAGAAAAGATCGATGTACAACTAATTTTCGAGACTTACAAAGTAAAAATGAACGATCCTAATATAAAATATGGCTGGTTTTGCATACATGTATTAGGCACTTCAGTAACGCTTGTTAACGGCTGGAAAAACTCAACGCATACAATGAGCAATTACAAGAAAGCAAAGATCTTAAGGCTTACTGGACTTATTCCAAATCAATATGTTAAGATAGTTACTCTTAATATTTAAGACCAAATACGTTTGTTATATTGTTTATTATTATTATATTTACACTCACTTAAAACCTTAAATTATGGCACTTAGAGAAACATTAGAAATTAAAAAACATCACAAGCAATTTGAAATACATGACCTAGACTCCGATAAGGAAATAGGGTTTTGTATTAGTGATGGAAATAGGGCTGAGCAAGTTATATTTTTAGAAGTAGAAGACTTAATACAAATTAAAGCTCACATAGATTATATTTTAAATAAGGCAAATAATTAAAATCATGGGATGGACTAATCCAGAAGACGAACAAGACTTAGAGAACAGATGCGCATTTTGTGGCGAAGAGTGCCTTATAACTTACTGCGATAGTAATTGCGCAGAAGCTGACATTAATGATTAATAAAAACTAGAAACTATGGAAAGTAAAAACAAAACACATTTTAGAAAAGTATTTAAAAGCGATCACTTAGGTAGTGCCGATGTAGAAGAATACATTGAAGAGGGTAAGAGTTTAATCTTTACAATTAAAGAAGTAAAGCAGGAGTTTAAAACTAAAGTAGCTGGTAAGGCTATAGATGCTAACATAGCTTATTTTAAAGATGCAGGAGTAAAGCCATTAGTTCTTAATGCAACTAATTCAAGAATACTTAAGAACATGACTAACAGTCCATTTGTAGAAGATTGGAAAGGATTAAGAATAGAAGTCTACATAGACAAAGATGTAAAGATGAAAGGAGAAGTTGTCGGGGGTGTAAGAATTAAATCAAAGCCTTTTAAGCCTATGACCGAGCAAGACCTAAAAGTATTGACTGGCAAGCTAGCAGCCTTAACAACTAGAGCAGAACTAACAGAATTATTTAGAAGCAATACTCAGTACAAAATATCTAAAGAAGCTGGTAAACTATTTACAAATCGAGGAATTGAAATGGAGTCATGATAGCTTTAATCGACTTAGATTCAATACTTTACAAAGCCGTTTATAAAGTCGTATCTATATCACAGATGCGACAGGCTTTGGATTTGTACGGCAAAGAAGGGGCTAAACAATGGATACTAGAAGAGGTCTACAACAAAGGGATAGATAGGACCGAAAAATCTATTGTAGAGATATTACTTCATTTAGAAGACAATATGTTTGAAGAGATTTCATCAACGGAAATTTATATAACGACATGTACAAAGTCATTTAGAAAGGCTTTAGCACCTAGTTACAAAGGTAATCGTAAGCGTAACAATTATGTATGGTTGCTTAGAAGTCATTATATTATAAATGATGCTAAGTTTTCCGACACGTTAGAAGCTGATGATTTGATAGCTATAAGAGCTAAGGAGCTAGGTAAAGCTAATTGCATAGTAGTAAGTCCAGACAAAGACTTAAAGACGATAGGGGGCTTCTATTGGTCTTATTATAAGCAAAAGGACAAAGACTTTGACGGTAACTATATCTTAGATGAGAACGGCTACCATGAGCAAAGCTTTAAGCAAAAAGAACCTATCTATCTTACTGATGATGATGCTAGTTTTCTATTTTGGCAACAAATGATAATGGGTGACACCTCAGATAATATAAAAGGCTTGCGCCGGTGGGGCAAAGTCAAATCTGAGAAGCTACTAAAGGCTAGTACTTGTTATTGGTTTACAGTAGCTCGCAAGTACATAGAACTTAATCAAAAAGAAGATTGGAAAATTAACTATTCGCTCTTAAAACTAGGGAGCATTAACAATTAACAAATAAACATTATGGCAACAATTAAAGGAAAGTTAAAGATTAAAGGCGAAACAAAAGAGTTTGGCAACAACGGATTCACAAAGCGTGAAATTGTGATAGAAACCGTTGAAACTTACCCGCAGTCAATCTTAATCGAGTTCATAAAAGATAAGTGCTCGCTTATAGACGGTTACCAAGTAGGTGATGAGTTAGAAGTCTCTATTAATATACAAGGTAGAGAATGGGTAAGTCCTAAAGGCGAAACAAAGTATTTCAATAGTCTGCAAGGTTGGAAGATAGAAGGCATTGCAAAGGCGGAAGTATCTGATTTTGATGTAGATGATGATGATATATTTGGTTAATAATTACATGTAAACCATTTAAAAGTGTTATATTAGCAGTTCAGTTGTTTAGTGGAGTTTACAACTTAAAAAAATCAATCAGCCTTCTTAAAGGATTCGCAAACTCCACATTAGCGATGAATTTAAGAAGGTTTTTTAATTTAATAGTTTACAGGTATCTTAAAACCTTTATTATTATGGCAAAAATAGATTTAAAATTCTTAGATATAGAAGAGGATTCTAGGACAATTCAAGTTGATACTTATAAAAATTTAGAGATACAAATTCAAATAGAATTTGAAGATGGTTATACATGGATTTACCTAGACAAATCAACTGCAATTAAATTCGCTAAAACTTTACGAACTGAGATCAATAAAATTCAATCGTAATGGCTACAGACAAAAAATCCTTTATACTTCACATTGATAGTTTAGATGTTCTGGATGATTTAAGCGATCAACAGACAGGGCAACTTTTTAAGGCTATACGAGATTATCAAAACGGAAACGAAGTCAAACTAGATGGACTTATGAACGCTGTTTTTAAAACTTTTAAGAATCAGTTTCTTAGAGATTCTAATAAATATGATTCTGTAGTTACTCGCAATCGCTTAAATGGTAGTAAAGGAGGTAGACCTAAGCTAACCCAACCTAACCCAAATAACCCAGTGGGTTTATCGGAAACCCAAACAAAGCCAACCGAACCCAAAAAAGCCGATAGTGATAGTGATAGTAAGAAGGATAATGTTAATGATAAAGAAAGAGAGAGTAAAGGCAAAATCGCTCGCTTTGTTTCTCCTACAGAAGATGATATATTTAATTATATGACCGAAGAAAAAAACAAAGAAAAAAGTTTCGCAAAAAAAGAAAGTGAGAAAATGTTTAACTGGTATGAATCTAAAGGCTGGTTAGTAGGAAAAACTAAAATGGTAAAATGGAAAGCTTCCGCTTCATTATGGATAGCAAGAGCTGAAACAGACTTTGCGAGTAAAGATAAGCCAGCGTTCAAACTTAAAACTAACAGACCAACTTAAAACAAAAAACTATGACTTTTAAAACAAATCACATAGGAAGTGCAGGAAATAAACCATCACCAATTTTAGAATTAACAGTTAGCGGAAATGGTTTTACGGCTACTGAAGATATACTTAATTTTAAGAATGATAAAGTTAATCAAAGCTTTATATATCAATTAAGAGAATTAGCTAATGAACTAGAAGAGTATAATAATGATGTAGATAAATATAAAACCTAGAAACTATGAATAAATTAATAATAGATAACAGAACAACTTAAAAATAGAACTATGCAATGCGAAAATCAAAAATGTAATAGAACTGCAACAATGAGCAACTTAGAATATTTTAAACACATTTGGTATTGTACTCTTCATGGAAACAGAGCAACAAGAGAATGCAGAAGAATAAGAAAATACGGAAACAAAACTAACAGACCAACTTAAAAACTATGGAAGATAAAAGCATTGGTAAGCACAAGTACAACTCAATTATTAACAAATCAGAGTTAACAGACACAGAGAAGCGACAAATAAAAAAATACGAAACAGATAGAGGATTAAGCCCAGAACAAAAAGCAAAGGTTGCTGAGTACTTTTTAAACTTAGACAAGGGTAAACTAAAGATGCCAGATAAAGCAAACGTTAATTTATCAGTTCTTTATAAACAGTTCCTGCCATTCTACAAGCAAGTAGAAGGCGAAGAATTTAATCCAAAATTAAACGGTGGCGAGAGCAAACTATTAGTATTTACATTACTATCCTACTTTTTTAAGCATCCTAAGTTTTACGATTCTCCACTGGTTAACAGTGAAATAACAAAGCCAGACCTAAAAAAAGGTTTGCTTATGATTGGCTCAAGCGGTAACAGCAAAACTACTGTAATGATTGCAATTAAAAAAATGGTGGATAGTGCATGCGGTAATAATCTAGGCTATACACTCAACGAGAACAACAAGAGAGTGCCACTTAAGTATTACTATCCTAGCTTTTCATTTGAGACGACTCAGAGTGTAGTGCAAAGAATGGACGATATTAAGAAAGACAAAACAGAAAAAGAAAGCTTATTTTTTAGTCGCTATAAAAAAGGAACACACTACTTAGACGACTTAATGAAAGAAGGATTCTCAAAAATGTTTGGCCAGACAAATGTAGTCGGAGAAATAATAAGATACGTCTATGATAATAATAGCCGACTCATAGCCTCCATAAACCCCATAGGAGACACGTCAGAGACTTTGTTAGCATTAGGGGAGCATTATGCCATAAAGAAAGAATACAACCATCAGGACGCTTATGTGTACGATAGGTTGTTTAAAATGTTTAATATAATAGAGTTAAAAGGACAATCACTTAGAAAATAACTATAAAAATAATCATAAAAAATAAGCTATGAAAGATAATAAAAACAATAAAGAAACTTGGTTGCAAAAACAACCTATTGAGTTTATTAAAAACTTAAAAACAGTTTATAGTATTACTTATCCTAATGGTAAAAAAGAATATCTAAAAGGAAATTTTTATATATTATGAATAATAATCGCTAAAAATTAAAATTATGAAATTAGAATTAGAAGACTTAGCACCTTATTTACCTTATGGTTTAATTTTTTTATTTGATAATGAAATATATTCTTTAGATGGTTTAGATGTTAATGGAGATGTATTTAATGCAGACTCAGGCGAAATACCAATTCATTTAATTAAACCAATATTAAGACCTTTATCTGAATATAAGAATTACAAAGATATATTAGAGCAGTTTTCGGAATACAGTGAAGAACAATTCGTAAACTCTTTCTTTTTAGATATAGGAAGGTCTTCTAATTGTATGGATAGTATTAATTATACTATAGTTTCTTTGATGATAAAACATAATTTAGATTTATTCGGACTAATAGAAAAAGGACTAGCAGTTGATATAAATACACTACAAAAATAAACCATGAAACAAAAGATATGCAAAGGAAAGCCTAAGTACTGCAAAGCTTGCGGAACTAAACTAAAAGAAGAAACAAAGTATTGTGATCTATGCCAGTGCAAAGGTAATGAAGCATATAAAGAATAATAAAACCATATTCCCGACCTCAGGAAAATGGTATAAAGATTAATTTGTCCAGTTTATAACGATAAAAACTGGACATTAAATAAATAAAATGAAAAATACATTAGAACCTGAAGATATAGTATGGACTCATCTTAAGCATCTTACACTTACTACTCAATCACATTTTGCAAGTAGGTGCGAAGAATTTGGCTTGCAGTGGGAACAACTAACAAATAGAGACGGTCACGGGTGGGTAGGAAAGGCAAAAAACTATTATTTCATAGACAAAGTTGAAAGAGAGTTTACCGATATTCAAGAACTTTGTGATTGCTGGAATGAAAGAAATGATTTTGACGATCCAAAAAATGAAATTGTTTGGGTTAAAAAAATAATACCAATTAAAAAACTAAAAGCATGAATAAAAAAATATGCTCACCAAACTACAGAGCAAAGCCATTTGAAGGATGCGGAAAATTAGGCTATCCCTACAGGTATGACCTTTGCCATTCTTGTTTCATAAAATGGACTCAAACAACAGAAGCAGGCGGAGAGTACATACGCAAAGTAACAATACCACAAGCAAAGAAAGAAGTAAGAATAAAAGAACAAAAGCAGACTAAGGAAAAGAAGATTGATTTACTATCAAAAGACGCATACCGGAAACAATATTTACAACCAGTAATAAATGAGATAGTAAGAATAATAGACAAAGACCAAGACTGTATTGCTAATGTAGATGCCTTTGCAAGTGACGCAGGGCATTTTATCTCATCTGGATCAAATAGGCAAACAGCTCTTAACTTACATAACATTCATTTACAATCTCGCAACTCAAACAGCTTTAAAGGTGGAGAAGACCTTAAATACTACAAAGGACTTATAAGAAAGTACGGCCGGAAATACGCAGACTTCTGCGAGACATTACGACAAAGCAAACAACGCCACTCAAAGATTGACTACATAGAAGCATTCAGCAAAGCAAAAGAGTTTAGACTAATACTTAAGAAGAAAGATTTAGTCTATACAGCACAGCACCGCATAGAGTTACGCAACCAAGCCAACGAGTTTATCGGATTGTATGAGATAGAATTTACAAAGTTTAACGTTTAGAGTGTTTGTTTATCCGTTTGTTGTAACTATATTTGCCTATAACTAAAATATAAAACCTAGAAACTATGGAACATTTTACCAGTAGAGATTATAAGCAATTAATAATAAAAGAACGTTATTCTGAAGAATTAGATAATAAAGATTTTGAAAACACTTTAACACACTTTGCAGAATTGTATTACAAAGAAAAAATAGGCTATAAAAAAATTGAGTTTATACATGGATTTATTACTTCTATAGCAGGAGATGTAAAAAGTGGAGAAATTTGTATAGTTGAAATTGATGGGGAGGAATTACATCCATCAGATGCAGAAATATTGGCTATTAATTGTGGCTATTTAAGCTTTAAAGAAATGACACTTTTTTTTAAAGAAGATTTTACAGGAACTATAAATAAAAAATTTATTATTAAAAACTAAAACCATGAACTATAAACTAGAACTAATTAAAAGACTATTACTACAAGGGGAGAGATACAAAGATATAGTCAAAGAAGCCGAAACAAGCCAGAAAACTATTAACAAAGTAATAAAAGAACACAGCTTGCAAGCGTTTAGAAAGGAGGTGTTAAGACAATTCAAGATCAAGAACGGCACTAAGCTTCACACTAAGGCAATGCAACAAAAGAGAACAAAAGGCATTAGACAACTAGACCGTAAGTTATTAGGCAATCAAGTCAAGAATCAGAAGAGACTAGATGACAAAGTCCTAAACTTAGGCTATAAGAATTGCAGCGAATACATATCACAGCATGGAGCTATGAGCTTTAGAAATAACATACTAGCAAACTAAAACTATGAAAAACCAAATAATAAGAGCTTTAGAAATAAGGGTTCAAATGTTTGAAAAGCTAAATCATTCTTATGAAGCACGAGAATTAAGAAGCGCAATAGATACAATCAGGAGATTAGTACCACCAACTATTTTAGAAATCAAAAACTAAAACTATGAGCTACGAAGACGACACACTAATAAAACTAAGAAGACAATACTCTAAGGACGAAACAGTCGCAGCATTAAGTAAGAAACTATCAGAAGCAGACGTAAAAAACGGAATGTTAAGAAGTCGGCTAGATGAGCTTAAGTACTTGTTAAAAGAATCTAATAGAGTATTAAAGATAACTAGTAAAGAAAATAAGAAACTTAAAAGAAAAATAGAGAAATCACAAAAAGGTAAGATTAAACACTATGAAGAAAATTTTGAAATTAAAAAGATTCAAAATAGAAATCTACGTCAAAAAGTAAACGACTTAAATGCAGAAATACTAACTCTAAAATAAAAGCTATGAAAGACCTTAAAAAATACACAAAGATAACTTGTATAATATCTTTTTTTTCAATGTTCTTTTACATGATATATTTAATATTTGAATCTAACAATTTAGAGTTAGATGAAATATTTGCTGAAAAAAGTCATATAACGTTTGGCATGATAGTTTGTCTAGCAGTTTTAAAATGGGCAGTAAAAAAATAAAGCTATGGAAGAGATAGAACAACTACTAGCCAAACTAAAACAAGACCAAGAAGCTTTATACAACAATTTCAAAGAAGAGGTATTAAGAGCTTACACAGGACAACAAAAAGAATATAAGCACAAAAGTTTCGCAGCGCTTAAAAATATTATAGAATGTGTATTTCTTGTACCGGAACTATTTGTTAAGACTAATAAGGATTATAACTGTGCAGCTAGAAGCATATTTGATTACATAGTATATCATCAAGAGTTGGCTACGTGTACTTTTATCGGTAAAGAAACATACAGAGATCATACCACAGTTCTAAACTCTCTAAAAAAATACCATAGCTTTAAAACTGCTGCTGAGTATATGGAAAAGTATGAAGCTATTATAATCCTCTACTCAAAGTATAAGAGTAATACAACGAATTAATAACGTTTGGTATAGGAATGTTAGCCGAAAGTAAGAGATAAATCGGAATAACCGATTAAACTAATCAATAAAAAATAACTATGAAAGACATTAATGGTTTTGAAATATGGGCAGGTCAAAAAGTAAAAACATTACAGCCCTGTGGTGGATTGCTAAACCCTGCGCCTGCACAAATAGGTATTGTTGAATTTAAAGAAAATCAACTTGTAATTAGATTCAGGATTAAAAACAGAGATTTTGACCAATTTATTTTACTAAATGGAAAAATAAACGAGATAGTTACTTTCAGTTGTTATTATTGTGGCACTTTTAAGGATTTAATGAGAGATCGTATATGCTGTGCAACTTGCTGGAATGAAGAAATGAAAAAAAATTGGTAATTAGATTTAGTTAATTCTAAATAACAATAAAAGTAATACAACGAATTAATAACAATAAGATAAATAACACGAATTATGGGATTTACTACAAAATACATAGGAGAATCTAAAATTTATGAAAACGTTACTTCATATCTTATTAAAGGAGAACAATTAAAATATAAGGCATCACAAGGTAAATATCAAAAATCTGGATTTGAAACAGAAAGACAAGCTGCTATCTGGGTAGACATGAGACTAATCGAAGCAGGCAAAGAGCCTGTTAATATTCTAAAACGTAAAAAACTACAATCATGAATGCAAACACAGCAAAGTATTTATTACAAAACTTTGTAAATTCACAGATAGAAAAACATAAAGTATTTATAATTCCTGTACACGATGTAGTAATTGTAAAAAACCTAAACGAAAATAAAGACTTTATTCAAGAATGGACTTGGAGGGGATTAATACAAATCGCATATAACCTAAAACCAGAATCATGAGATACTTTCTAATACACTTTCAACTAAGAAAAAGAATACTAACAATGAAGCTTAAAAAGATACTCGAATACTATAAGGCATACAAAAAGTATAGTAAATTAGTAGATGAATTAATCAAACAAAAAACAAACCAATCATGATAAGACTATTAAAATTATTATACAGAGAATTACAACTATTAGCCATAGCACTAAGACAAATTAAGTAATACAAAAAAAAGGTTTAGCTTTGTGAAAACAAAGTCTACATGAATGTACTTGATTTGATTGCAAAGAACCATAATGAATGGGTAGAAGTCTGTAAGGTGTTTGGAGTGACAGACTACCCAGAGGACATAGTACAGGAAATGTACATTAAGATAAGCAAATCAAAGATTACAACTGATTTAAATTACAAGGGATATGTCTATGCGGCACTAAGAAATCTATGTTACGATAGGCATAAGGGACAACAGTATCACTTGCCTATAGACAACAATAGAACAGAAGACAATTTCAAGAGTGACGATCATTTACACTGGCTAGACATACAAAAGGCATTGCATGAGCTACCTTACTTTGAGAGAAAAGTTATAGAACTACATAAGATAGAAGGGTTTAGCCTATGCGAGATAGAGAAGGAAACTAGCATCTGTAGGGTAAAGATGATGCGAGCAAAGAACAAAGGAATAGAACGACTTAAACTAAAATTAAATAAATAACTATGAAAGAACAAACAGATTACTTAAGCGCTAAACTACTTGAAGTTAATTTAATTATTGGATTTCTAGATGAGAAAAGTCCAGATTATAAACATAGAAAAGAAAAGTTAACAATAGAACAAGCCTTGTTAATAGATATTTTATACTACATGCAATCATTAGATGTGACATTCGATAATAAGAAAACATCTAAAGAACCAACAAAAGCTAATCTTATAATTGAAGAACAATATATTGGTATAATATTAAAAGAAAAAACCTACGAAATAAAAAGAAATCTAATTAGTAATTTAGTTGCTTATACAGAACTAGAAGAACTTGAGAAATACATAGATATAAAAAAATCAAACCCAGAGCATTTAAAATTAGATTTAGGAATGCTAAGTGCACAATGGAAAGTATTATGAAACAAGACTCAAGCGAAGACAAAGAAACAAAAGACTTTATTAAAAACCTAAAGAGCGATCAATATTATAAGATGCCCGGTACAGAAAAAGTAATACAAGGAAAACAACTTAAAAAATTATACAATGCAATCAAACAAGGGAAAAGGGTATTTGGACAGATTAAACAGCCTAGACAAGAGGACGAAGGAATACAAAGACTTAAAGGTAGAAGTTAAAAATAAGTATGAAGAATTTAAAAAAAAGAACAATGAACAATCAAAAGGACTAGGTGACAGCATCGCAAAAGTAACAAAGGCAACTAAGATAGATAAGCTTGTTAAGTTCATAGCAGGTGAAGACTGTGGATGTGATGAGCGACAAGAACTACTTAACAAGACCTTTGCTTACGATGTTCCTAAATGCCTAACAGAAGAAGAGTTCGATTACCTAACTAGACTAGTCACAAGCAGACCAGC